CCTCGCCATTCGGATAAAAGTTAGGCCTTTTAGTTTCCATGCTCTACTAATTTCCTTAAATCTTTTGCTATCTGTAAAGCCTTGTTTAATTTTCTTAATGCAACATCTCTTTGAATTTTAGCTTGATCACATTCTGCTCTAGCTTGATCTCTTTGTTGTCTTAATTTTAAAAATGTATTCTCTCCAATTAGTTCACTCATATTATCTTCCTTGTCCTTTATATCGTTTTTGTTTTTGTTGTCGTTTTTCTTGTTTGTTTTTATTTTTCTTATGTTTTCCAGCACCTCTTTTTGGTGGTTTATCTCTTGGTATAAAGTGCGTGAATTTTTGTTTAGCCATTTACCTCGTCAGCTTTAGCATCAATGATTAATGGTAGTGGTTCAACAGTTTGTGTAGTGTGTATCTTATCAACCATGTTAAGTTCGTTTTTAGATAGCCAGATAAGTAACTTAGGGTCGCCTTTAAGTGCTTTCTCCCAAAGTTTCTTTCTTAGACTAGCTTTACCAATGTTTTTATTTTCTGCTACTAGATCGGCATATCGTCTTTGTAGTGTTCTAGCAGATATTCCTACAACAGAACCAATTTCTTCTTGAGTACAGCCTATCTGACTAAGTTTTGCTATAACATCTTTATCTAGTTCTTTCTTGGGTCGTCCTATAGATTGTGTCTTAATTGTGTCTTTTGTCTTAATTTTGTCGTTTTTCATAATGCTAATTTATATCTCATTTCCCCATGAATCCCAACCCTCTGCTTTCTGTCTAGCAAATAATTCTATTCTAGGTAAATCTCCACAAAGTTCTGTAATTCTAGTTCTTATCTCATCTGGTTTTTTAGAGTGTATGGTTCTATCAGCCATTAACAAAGATTTTACATTATTAGATTTTTTAATATTCTTTAATTTACCTTTTAATCCTATTAAACAAATTTCAGTAGATTTCATAGTATATTTACCTAAATTATAATAAAAATTGTTATTTTTGGTTTGTTTTACCCATACAAAACCAATAGTAGCAAATTTAAAACCCCAATCATAAATTATTTTAAAAGATTTTTCTAAATGACTATCTACAACCCACATGAATAATAAAGCATCATCATTAGTTATTTTTTTAACAGGCAAATTACAAATATCTTTAATAGACATTGTTTTATATTTATCTTCTACTCTATTTCCAAAACCTCTATTACCATCTTGATATTTTGGAGAGTTAAAAGAATATGGTGGGTCAGCATATATAATATTATATTTTTTATTTGGAAAAGGTATCATTTTATTAATTTAGTTAATAATTTCCATAGTTTAGGGTTTTGTTTAAATATCTTAGTAAAGCCATTTCCTATCTCTATTGCCATTGGTTCTTCATTCATAGACTTAAATTTAATTTTAGATAGATGTGCAATTAAGTGAAATATCTCGTGAATTATTGTGTTAAAGAGTCTTTTACCTTTAATTCTACTATCCAACACAATTATATTTTTTTCGGTTTCGTAATACCCATCAAGATTTTTAAGTGGTTTAAAATGCACCTTAATTTTCTTTCTGCCATATAAAATGTGTTCTAAATGTGGCATTAATGTTTTTTAGAATTATCACTTTCTAATAATGCCTTATAATAACTTAGTTGCATCTTTAACCTTTTATTTTCAATAGATAAATTAATCAACCTTTTTCTAACATGTTTGAATATTCTAAATATAGCAGACATTAATAAGCCTTTATTGGTTCATCTTTAAATTTATGTTTAAGGTATTTTTTTCCGTCTTTTTGCAGAACATTATAAGCACCCTCAGTTCCAACTTTTTTATACCCATTATTCACAACCTTATCTTTGCTAGACTTACTATTTAGTATATGTGTATTAGTATTGTTATTTAGTACTTGTTGAGGTAGGTGGTTAGTAGGTGGTTGGTCGCTGTCCACATATTGATATTTGTCATAATTAACAAGCCTTATTAGAGTAACTTTTCGGCTAGGGTGGTTTCCATTGGGTTGAAGCTGGTTAGTCCTAGTGGTAATCATGCCTCTACGCACAAGCCTTAGTATAAAAGACCTCATCTCAGTATATGTCATGCCAAATCTTTTAGCTGTTACTCTCAATGGCATAATCATTTCTGCTCTACGAACAAATATGTCATTTTCTAAAAACCTTAATTTTTTTTCTTGGTGTGATGCAGATGATATAAAATATATCCAGCAACTTGCTTGAAGTAGATTTTTAAATACAGGATTTCTCCATATATCTCTATAAACTAAAAAATACCCAGATCGTTTAGCCATTCTTACTCTCTTTCTCGATCATCTCGATTAATTGTTTTTTTGTATATCTCTTTAACAGAGTCTTAATTATATTTGTGGTCTTTTTTTGTTTCTCATATTCTCTAGCACGATTACTAGATACAACCTCAAAATGTTCATCTCTCATTTCAGCCATTGTTCTCTCCTTTTAGGTTAAAAAAATCATTTACTTGTTCTAAACTTTTTATTTCTTTTAAAGTCCTATGTAATAATTCTTGTTCAGTTCCATAACGAGCCTCAAATTGTTCTTTGCAATTATGAATACTAAAAGCACCGAGATGGTGGCTTGGACACAAAGGTATGACTTCATAGTGACTTGCTCGTTGTCCAAAACCAATATTACCTTTACCATCTCCACGATTTCTTATGTGATGACAGATTGCTGGTCGCTGACAAATTAAACAACCAAGTGATGAAACTAAAGCCAGATGTTTTTTTTCTTTTTTACTTGCCATACAATTCCATTCTTACCATTTACAGTTTTTCTTTTATATCCACTATCTTCAATTAAATCTAAAAGTTGTAACTCTCTCACTCTAGCACAAACAGAACTTAATGGTATTTCCAACTCTCTTGAAATCTCACAATTGTTTAGAGGTTTTAATTTTATAAGTTCATGCACTTGCTGTCGTTTGGTTTTAATTTTTGGTTTAATATCAGCTAGTGCCTGTTTAGATGTTTCTGTGTAATTACAAGACTCGTAATCAGTATCAAATATATCTAATTGTTTCATTTATCTCTCTACTGTTTCTATTATTGGTAAATTAAAATCTACATTATTAATCATGCCTTTAATATGAATTGGAAAATCAACACCAGAATTTCTTGATTTATAATTTCCATCTCTATTTTCATATCTGTATGTTTCATTTTTAATTAATGCTTCTGATATATCTTTGTTAGTTTCATTAACATTAGATTTAAGACCTTTAACAACAGCATGATATAATTGATCGTTAGTTGCAGTTCTAACAAACATTGGATAATAATCTGTTCGATTATGATATTTGCTAATTACTTTTTTATATCCAATTAAATTATAAACAGTAATAAATTCAAATTGTGCTGATCGTAAATTTTTAAAACCAGCATCAAAAGATATTCTTCTACTACCTATTTTTTTTATTTGAACAATCTTACCAGCAGAAGTTCCATACTCCATTCCTGTGTAAGAATCTAAAAGTACATAGTCGCCAACTTTTATTTCTATTCCGTATTTATCTGTTTTCATTTTTATCTCTCTTGTTATGACCAGCCCCAAGTAGAGAGAAGACTTGGGAACTGATCGGTTAAGTATATGATATGAAAATAAATACTTATGTCTTGCGACTCTCTCGTTATATATTTTTTTATTTATAATCATATCTTTAATTGATTCGTTTTTTATATTTGATTTGTTTAAATTGCAAGAATTAAAACACAAGTTGTTAAAATAGTTAAAAAAGCTATATTTTATGCGATAAATTAGCTATTGCATAATACAACCCATTTGGTACATTATTTGTATATGAAAAACAAAAATAAAGGAGAGAACATGAAAAACAGAACACTAAAATTAGTTAAAGGAAATATTATTTACAAAAATAAATATCCTTTAGTTAGAGTAGAAAAAGTAGAACAAGAATTTGGTAAATTTACTTATATAGTTTTTACCAAAGATGCTTCTTCATCTGAACCTGATAATTTTGAGCCAATGATGAATTATCATAAAAAAGGTATTGCATTAGATAGTGCATACAATGTTGTTCAAAATCAAATAATTGATTTGATGAAAGAAGTTAGAGATATTAAAAGAGAGGAGAGAGCATAATGAAAAAAATAGCATACTACACTTTAGGTTTTATTTTTTCAGGTTTATGTTTAACTGCAATCATGTTAGGTTGCTTACACGTTTGGAGTATATAATGATTGTTAAAAAACAAAATCGTAAAGACTCAACAGTTCATACTTTTATACAAGGCGATAGATATTTTCAATTTACAGAATACTTTGAAGATTCTTACAGTTGCCTTTTTGATAAAAAAAGAAACAAACCAACTTTTAAAAAAGGTCATATTCATTTTAGTTATCTACTACCTAAAGATAAATGGATAATGGCTTCGCCTACTTGGTTTCCTGTTTCTAAAGATATTACAAATCTTAAAGATGCAAAAAGGTTTGTTAAGAATAGGGAGTATCTATAATGAGAATACCAACTAACTCAAACTTTACTAAAGAGATGTCTAAAAGACTACAAAGAATAATTAACCCTCAAACTACATTAGAGGAGTTACAGAATTTACAGGACGAGATGAAAATGATTAACCCTGTAGATACTTATTTGCAAAAGCAAGTAAGTCATTTGGAGAAAAACAATGAACCCAAAACAAATGTTCAAGGTTCAAGAACAACTAGACAAGAAAAAACAAATGGAGAAAGATTTGTTAAGCAAGTTGTTAAAGAACAAAGAACAGCAGAAGAATTTGGCTTTTAGATTACATTTTCTAAAGTATCATCAGCCAATTTTATAGAGAGGAAAAAAAACAAGATATGAAAACAATACTTTTACTCATGCTATCTATGACCCTATTACAAGCCTGTAGCTATAAACCTATTATAGATACTGCTGGAAGATCAGGAACTTTTAAAAATTCTACAGCAGAGAATATAACTAACGATATTATTTTATGTAAGGAACTTGCTAAGAAAAATACTAATCAATTAGTAGAGTCTTATAAAGTAGTGCATAATTGGTATCTAAGACCAAGTGTTTTATGGCTTATGCCTAAAGCTGAATATACAAACAACAAACTTGTAAGGAACTGTCTTAAAGGCAGAGGCCACAATGTTATTAATTAAAGGAGAAAACATGAACAAAAACAATACAGTAGAAGAAATCAATATATCAGTTAATAATCTATTAGAAGAATGGAATATTAGCAGAGAGCATAACGATAAAATTGTTACCCAGATTATAGGGCTACAATTAAGAAAGATAAGATTGGTTAATAAGATGACCCAAACTAGAGTTGCTAAAGCAATTAGAGTTACATTCCAACAGATTCAAAAATATGAAAAAGGCCAGAATCTTTGTAATCCGATAAATCTATTAGCTTTGTCAGAATACTTTAATGTAACATTTGACTATTTTATTAAACCAATCCATATTAAAGAACTTACATTATTAACTAAAAGGAGAGAGAATGTATATCCATTCAAACAAGACTACAACATGGCAAGATAAAAGAATCAACGCCATGAATAGAACAATAAGTAAAAATAAATTTAAAACAGAACACTTTATTGAAGAATATAATAGGGTGTGTGTTTCAAATGCTAAAAACAAAAGAGAATATAAAGGAGAGAATAATGGCAATACATAAGCTAGAACATGGTCATACGATTGAGTTCAATGAAGAAAAGCATGTGTATATTCATAACAACGAATATGTAGTTGGTATGAGTACACTACTTGGAAAGTTAGCAAGTCCAATGTTAGAAAATTGGAAGATTAGCCAACAAGTAAATGCTATCAAGACAGAAATGGAACGAGAGGGTATTCCAATCGACCAGATACAAAAGATAGTTACTAATGCTAAATCTAATGCAAAGAAGTCAGGAGATAATATTTTAAATATAGGCTCTATGGTTCATAAGTTTTGCGAGATGTGGCTTAAAGGAGAAAAATTTACTGACCCAAGCGACCCTGTAATATTAGGTTGCTTTGAGAAGTTTAAAAGGTTTTGGACAAAACATAAGCTAAAAGTTATTGAGTCCGAAAAGGTTTTATACTCTGAGAGAGGATTTTGTGGCACTTTAGATTTAATAGCTAAGGATTCACAGAATAATCTATGGCTCATAGATATAAAAACTTCTAAAGGTTTGTTTTTAAATATGGTTCATCAACTACATGGATATAAGTTGGCCTATGAAGAACAAACAGGAAAGAAGATCAATAAGATGTATATAGTTCGATTGCCTAAAGATAGTGGCGACTTCGAGGCTAGGCATATCTTATACAAAAAGGAACACTTAAAAGCATTTCTTGGATTATTAAGTTGTCATAAATCTGAGTTAATGTTCAATGAGTCAGTACGAAAATACAATCAACTAAAAAAAGGAAAAACAAATGTACGAAAAAAATAAATTCGATAAACCTTTCTGTGGATTACAAATGAGATTATTCCCTACAGGAAATGCAAGTCCAAAGTATGAGTATTCTGGAGAGGCAAGTAAAGTTAAATTTACTTGTAGCTTAACCAAAAGAAAATATGGTTTATCACAAGTTAATGATTGGTTTAACACACCTGAAGTTCAAGAATATACTAAAGCTGGTTATGTTTTAAAGTATATGACTAAAACACAGGAAATGCAAAATCCACCACAATATGCAAAAGGTAATCTTGAGCAGATACTTTGTTTGGTTATGATTAAACCTTATAAGCCTCAAGCTAATGTAGATGGATTTAAGCCTGTAGGCCAAACTATGCCACAGTATAAACCTCAACCAATGACAGAGGCTCAACCATCAGCACCAGATAATGCTATGCCTGTTGAGAAGATGTCAGATATGGACGATGAGATTCCATTTTAATTATGTCTAACGATTTATTTATTAGCGAGATTGACAAACTAAAACGTGATCTCGCTTTTAAACAAGAAGAACTACAAGCTATGTATTTAGAAAATAGAAACTTACATAAAAAAATAGATATGTTAGAAAAAGAAAATCATAGCTTTAAACAACAAATAAAACAATTAGAACAAGAAGCAGAGGAGATGTTATTATACCCATGATTATATTTGGAAAAAGTAAAAGCGATTGGAAAGTGTTAGAGTTACATTATAGACGAGAATGGATTTGCTTTGTAGTAGGCTTTGTATTAGGAGTTATATTGATATGAGTCTAAGCGATCAATTATATAAAAAACTAGAAGATGCTTCTAATGATTGGGCTGAATGGCAAAAAAAAACTATAATCTTAGATGAGGGTAGAAAAGCAGTTTTTTCTTCGTGTGTAATTAAACATAAGAAGTTAGTGAAAACAATGTCTGAAGCAGAACATGAAGCAAGAATAGACCCTGATTATAAAATGATTGTTGAGCAATATGCAGAAGCTGAAAAAGAATTAATTAAAGCTAGATATAGATATACCAATATTGATAGGTACGTTTCACTCAAGCAATCAGAGTTAAAACGTGATCTTGCTTTGAATAGTAAAGTTTAAATGAATTCTATTAACGATATATTGATTTGCTCCCGATATATGAGTCTAGTAGATAGAGCCATCAGCGAGAGTTGGTGGCTTGTTAAAAGAATTTTAGGTGTTTTTAATTATGGTTTATATAAACGGCCATAACTATCTTTGAACCTAAAATAATTAGGGTGGTTTTGATCTCTCTTTACCACCCTAGTTTTTAGTAAAATCAAAATGTTTTAAATCTGTATTTTTGTGAATTTGTTTAAAAGTGTATTCGTAATTAATTAGATCAACATCACTTCTTTTTTTTATTTCTTCGACCATTTCATTAACTTTAGTAAAGTATGGATAAGTATCTATGAATCTAAAGCTAACATAACTACCATAAGGATTGTTACTTGTTTCTAATTGTAGTTCTAAATCTGTGATTACAGCATCAACTTTTAATTTGTCCATTTGGACATGATACTACTTTTTCTTAAATGCTGATACACCTTTTATTCCAAGAACAGAACTGTAGCCACCAATAATTAAACCTTGTAGCCATAAAGGAAATCTATCTATCTGATCAAAAAATGCGTCTAACTTTGCAATAACATTTGGGTCTTCACTAAAAATACCATATGCACATACTAATAAAGGAATTGAAATTAAAACCAATACGATTTCGTCTTTCCAATCATTAGCTTGATGTTCTTTGATAGTTTTGACCATTTCGATCTCGCCATCAATAACTCTTTGCATTTGTTTTTTTTCTGCAACAGATTCTAATATCTTAGCTTCTTTTTTATTCTTCCAAATTTCAGCACCTGTTTTTAATCCAAACTTAACTAATCCTAGCCACATATTATAAATAAGTATTACTTGTTAAAAAAATTAATGTTGTCCAATATACCACAAGAATAGAATAAATAAAATAAGTGAAGTTCATTCACTCCTAATATTCCTTATTTTTTATTTTTCAACTCTTTTGCTAATTCACAGTAATGAATGATCTTATTCCACTTCTCATCAGGGTTTTCGCCTTGCTTTTCTCTCAAGCAGTATTTGATGATATTGCCTTGTATGAAATCTAGCTTATTGGCCACTATAAACTCTATAGGCTGTATGGAATATGACTTGTAGTGTGTACCACCTATTTGCTTGTCAGTAGCCCTCTCTGTGGCTCTCTGTGGCTTTAACTTAAACAATTTTGCCTATCCAATCTCCCTTTTCGTTTAAAACCATTGGGAGTAGTCTTGGTATGCCATTTAAGATAACTGCGCAACCTATGATAAATCTAGTTTTAAAATTCTTAGCATAAGCAAAAGCCATGCTCTTTTGATTAATTAAACAACCTACATTCATTCCAAAGAAAAGGTTATCTGGGTTAGCCCACCAACTAATAACAAACTTAGTATGATAATGACCCTGAACGCAACTCATTCCCATAGCTTGACTTGTTTTTAATACATCTGCACTTCTACCATGTGTAAAGAAACATCTTTGTCCATTAGACATAGTAAGTGTTAGATCATCTATCCACTTCCATTTTTTAGTGCCTAAGAAATCTCCATAATCTCTTAAAAATTCTTTACTCATTCCATACTTTAATGCTCGTCTATAAACCAAGCTAGAATGGTTACTATCTACTTCTGTTACTTCTGGAAATACACCCTCTAATTCTTTTATATATTTTCTAGCTTCTTTTAATTCATGTCCAGCAGAATATAGATCAGGGTTACTATCGTGCATTGAGATCGCATGAAAGTCTAAGCTATCTCCAATATTAACAACTGTGTCAGGTTTAAATTCTTTTTTTATTTCTTTTAAAAATTTGATTGCATCTTTGTGATGATATGGAATGTGCATATCAGATATAATTAATATTCTCTTATGACTCATGCAATTAATACTTGTACCTATTTTTAGGTGTTTGTAAAGCCTACAGCTTATCTACTAAAACTAAAATCACATAACCCATAGCACTAATTAATGAGCCTGTGCAAATTAGTAAAATCTTTTCTAATCTTTTTACTTTTTCTTCTATTACTGAAATTTTTTGATGAGTTAGTTTCTGCATAATACGACATAGCTTTTCGTGTGATTCTATTTTTTGTAATGCAGATTTACTCATTTCTTTTTCTTTGGTTTGTACTTTTTAATAGCTTGTGAAATGAATATGTTTTTATACAGAGAAACCTTTTTGCCAAACTTCTTATCAGCTTTTCTTTTAGCTGATTTATATGCTTTAGACTTTTTGTTAAAAGACTTTGGTTTCCCTAATCTTTTTGGTCTAGCTTTTGCAAATATAGGTTTCTTTGTAGCCATTATTTCTTCTTCTTTTTTTTCTTTGCTTTTTTCTTTTTCTTCATTGGTGGTCTGCCTTTTTTAGACCCATAAGTTCCTGTTCCCATTGGCATAATATTCTCCTATTAGTTAGTTAGTTTTCCACCAGACCATTTGGCTTCTGGTAATCCATTAGTATATGATTTGCCATCAAATGTTAATACTTGTTTTCTGTTAGAGCCATCTTTGTATGATACATGAATCCACCCACTATTTGCTTCTCCTGTATAATACTCCAAGATCAATTGATCAAAGTCGCAGTTGTTTTCTATCCATAAAGCTACTTGAAGATTAGATACACCAGCTATCTCAAAATCTGTTGCGTTTCCTGTAGTATGTTGTGATGTTTTTTTTGAGCCTATTGCTTCGCATAATTCTTCTGATCTATAACCAGATGTAATAGTAACAGGCTTATCAAATTTAATTCTTACAGGCTCTAATATTTCATAACAAAGATCGCCTAAGTTTTTAATTTCTCCAGCACCAGCTTTATTCTTAATACCTTTTCTTGTAGCAGTTTGACTTTTTTCAAATTCTTCTAAAGTAAAATGTTTTGATAATTGCATAATTACCTCGCAGTAGTAGGTATTGATGTAGAAGTTACGAAAGGGGAAGATGCAAATGCCATGTAGATGTATGATGCACCAGAACCATTAATATCATTTCCATTTCTTCTCATCTTAAAACCATTAGATAAAATATCTACATAATCAGTACCACTAGGCTCTGAACTACTTGCATTTGCTGTCATATATCTTTCACAAGCATTAAATGTATCTCTTTTAGTATCAAATATGTGCCAACCATTTGCAACATCAGTTCTTTTTTGCATAATCCAAGCTGGTTTAAATCCTGTGTAAACAAATGTTCCATCACTATTACCATTACCAACATACGAAGAAAATTTTGAGTAGCCTTTTTTTTCTGCGAAGCAATAGGCAATTGCGGTTGAACCAAGATTATACCAAGTACCATTACCACCTTGATAAAATAAAGAAGATGTTGGTGTTGTGCTACCCCAAACATTAGCTGATGTACTAACTGCACCAGTACCATCTAGTAATATTCTACCAGTATTTCCTAATGATACATGATATGTATCCCAATTAGAAACAGTACTTCTGGATTTTGTTATAATCATTTTTGGTATGGCATTTAACCCATGACCTAATGACATTGTTGTTTCTGATGATACTGTATAAGAAACAATACTGAATCCAGAAGTTTGATTTACACTTATATTTGTTGCAGTATTTCCATCTGTATTTGATGATGCTGTGCCACCAGCTTTCCATGACCAACCAACATAATTACCACCACCAGCACCAAATGGGTCTAAATCATTAAAATATAATCTTGGGTAAGTTCCATTAGTTCCATCTGCAACTGTAATTCCATCTGAATTAAAAGAAGTTATTTCTCCATGTGACTTTGTATCTTCTGAGGCAGTAGTATTTGAGAATAACATTTTATCTCCACCTCTAAGACTATCAACTAATGTGTGATTTATACTTGCACTCCCTCTATGCTTAACCCATACAAAATCTGGTTGATGACCAAATCCTGTGAAACTTCTTGGAGAAGAATCATCTGCAACCCATAAATTAGTTGAGAAATAATCTGTTGGTTTATCTAATCCATTTGTGTAACTCATAATAATATCCTATCCATATTCGGCTAAATTTTTAGAATTAAGAGAATAGTAACCATTTGGAACTGCATATTCAAAGTTTCCATAGCCATTACCATCTGTGTTGCTTGATGAGATTGAGAATGGTGGATTGCCGAAGTTTAATGACATATCAGTAGAAACACCATAGTTACCATTACAAAGAGATGGTTGATAAGTTCCACTTGCAAGAGTTCCCAATGCTCCTGTTCCTGAAGAACCAGATTCAGGGTCACCACTTGTTACCCAAGTTCCATTAACTCCAAAATAAAAATAATTATTATCTAAATCATAGGCAAACATACCTATATCTCCAGATGACATGGCACTAAATACTGAACCTGTTAAAGAACCATTTACAAATTTATCTCCAGAAGCAGTTACTCCATAAAACCCACCTGATAAAGCACCATTACTATTAAACCAAACACTTATATCTGAATTTGTTGCACCAAAATAACTAGCATTATTATCATTTCTTTTTATTTCCCAATACCATTTTCCAGTTGAAAAACCAAATGTTGCTCTGTTTCCACTATTTGCACCAACACCAGAACCAGATGATACATATTGTAAATTTCCATTAGAAAAAGCTGGTGCTATCACTCCAAAATCTAAAGGATTTAATGTTGCAAAATTATTAGTACAAGTATCAGTAGATTGATCTATGCTAGTTAAATTATTTACAGTAAAGTTATTTCCATTACCAGATACATCTGCACCTAGACTACCAGAGTTTTCAAAGTCTAAATAGAATCCATTTGTGCCAAAGGTTAAACCAGATACATCTATTGGTTTCCAAATGTTTGTATCTTCGTCAAATTCTCCAAATGATGTTGGGTCTAGTTGTTGTCCATCTATAAAACAAACTTCTGCCATGTAGCCATCATAATAATCTGATGCAGTTACTCTACCAATCTCTTGTACAAGAGAACTAGAATTAAATCTAATATCTGTATTTTGACTTGGGTATGTTTCTGTTTGAAAAGATGTTTCCTGAACACCATTTATATATAATTTTACTCTATTAGATGCTGTTCCTTGTGTTGTGTCTATTGCTAAAACAATATGATACCAAGCAGATGCATCTCTAAATAATCTATCTGTCGCAATACTTATTTCTGTAGAGCCAGAAGTTTTTTGCAATAATGATAAATAACCTGAGCTTGGATAGGATAATTGAAATCTATTATTTGAATCTGTATGTTGTGAAAGAATTGCAGAATCAGTAGCTATTTGAGAAAATTTAGTCCAAAGTGATATAGTACAAATATCATTATTTGTTGGTGTTCCATTTGTTTTGTTTAAATAATCACTACTCCCATCATTAAACCTTAATGAGTTAGCAACTTCATAACCACCAGATATTGTATTAGCTGGAATAATTAAAGGCATGGATTAAATCTCCAATGTTGGAAATTCTACTAATGGTCTTGTGATAGAACCATCTTCTTGCTCTGTGTATTCGTATAATGCTTTTAGTTCATCAACATTAGAACAGTTATTAATAGCAGTTTCCATTTCATTAGACTTAGATCGAACATCTGCTCTAAAGGATAATACATTTGCTGGTACATCATAATCAGCTACCTCTGTTGATTTTGTAATATACCAATCAGTAGGTGCAAGTAATCCACTTGCTTGTTGTTTAACTATTTTTTTCTTTTCAGTTTTTAAACCATAATTAATAACTTGGTTGCCATCATCATCTAAAACATTATTACCATCTTCATCTACTGCGTTTTCATCATTTAATCTTTTAGCAGTTGCAGTTCCCCAAGATTTAGTAACTTGACCATCTGCAAAGTTATATTGTTCGCTTGTGTTATTGTAATATGCTGGGTCTTTATAATTTGTTGAATCAGTTATAACTTCATATAATCCTATTGCTTGTTTTTCATCTTGTGTCCAAACTTCAAATATTTTAGCTGGGTATCTTACCTCTCCAACTACAATAGATTTAGGATTGTTAATGTATTGTGTAATATTATTATCTTCGACTAATGCGTACATATTTTAACTTTCACTCATGTTTAATGTTCTACCAACTTCTTGCCATATAGCACCATTGTATTTAAAAACAAGAATATCAGTTTTACCATCTGCTGAAGTAAATGTTGGTGCTGTGCTTCCAGCAAATTCAAATACAGTATTAAAGGCTATTGTGTGTGAACCATTATAATTAATCTCTACACAAATAAAAGCACCCTCTACTGAGTTAGTAGGTGCAGAGAAAGTAGTGTTTTCTGTTGTTAGATGATATGCGTTTGGTTTAGCTTGTACGTCCCAAGCCACAGCATTTGATGATGAAGTTAATGCTTGTTGAGGTATGTAGGCTAGATCATTAAATACGATCTTCCCTGTTCCATTTGGTGTAAAGTTAATATTACCATTTGATGTAGATACAAAAGCATTTCCATTAACATCTAAATCGCCACCTAATTGAGGAGTTAAATCTGTTACTAAATCTAAAGCTGAATCAGAAAAATTAATTGTGTTTGCTGTAGTGTTAATAGTACCCATAGTAATATCATCAGCACCATCATAAAATTTTAAAAGATAAGCAGTTACACCACCAGATGTGTCTAGCCATATCGTACCAGCTACTGCACCACTTGGTCTTGATGTACCAGAGTTAGATGAATTAATAGCAGAAAGAACATTGTTAATGTCAGTTCTAGTTGCTGGAAATGATTGGTTTGCTATATTATAATCGTGTTGTGCCATAATTTCTTATACTCCTTTTAAAAGCCCTTTGCAATAAAATCAAATGTCCTTGATATATTTGTTCCACTTGAATTTTTAAACAAAACATTAAAGCCATTAACTGTCTTATTAGATACTGTAAAGAAATCGCCTGTAGCCATATCTTCGCCTGTAATTCCTACAGCATAATTAACAGATTTGTATGGGTTTGTAAATGTTACAGTTTTAGTTCCAGCACCAGAAGTTATATCGTTTCCACTAAATATTCTATCAGGCATATCTACTGTAACTGTTACCTCTGAAACTCTAGGTGTTGACGCACCATCTGTTGAAGTTAAAACAACTCTAAATTTAAAAAATCTAGCAGTATAATTACCTATTACAAAATTAGAAAATGATGTGTAGGTTGTGTTGTCATCACTAGTTGATATTTCTAAATGAGCATCACAGTTAGCTGGTGTATCTCCATCAAAGTTTGATTTAGCACTATCAAATAATCCTGTTCTATTATCAAACAAATCATCTGGATTATCAGAAGTTTGTGTTAATGAGGCTGTAATTCTACAAGTATGTTTTGCACCTACATCAATAACATCTGCAAATAAATAATTACCACTTGCTATAAAGTCAGCATTACTAACACCAGAATCAAATACTCTAGTAGTTTCATCATCAAAATCTCCAGAAGCTGAATCAAATAGTTCTGAAGAATCTAATTCTATAGCACCATCAGTTAATAAGGTATCTGTGAATGTACCACTAAAACTAGGGTGTTCTGATTGTGTTGCTACTGCATTATGATTAATAACATCAGTTACATTAGAAATAATTGATGTTGCATTAGAACTAAAGTTACCAAGTTTATCTACTGCTTTAATAAGATAAGTTCCAGCCCTAGCTGGTACAGATATTGAAGTTGCTGGTCTTGATACTTTTGTTACTAAATTAACTGAGTTTTGCCAATCAGCACTTCCATCAGTTTCTTTTGCATATCTAATTTGATAATATGCCAAGTCTAAATCTGTTATGGCTGTCCAAGTTAAATGAGCATTTGTTCCAACAATATTACAAGCAAAATCTTCTACATCACTAGGTGGTGCAATAGCACCTACGATAGTTCTTTGTGCTGATACATAAGTAGAAGATACCCCTAAGCTATTTACAGCTTTAACCCTTACATCATAGGTAGATTGGTCAATTACATTTAATACTCTATGATTTAATCCTGAGCCTTGTGCGTAAATAATAAAATCTGAATCTGTACTTAATTTGTATTCTACTTGGTAGTAATCAACAAAGCTATCAACAGAAGCACCTATAGATACATCTAAAGCTACAATTACAGTTCCATCATTATATTGAACTAACTGATCTGATAAAGTTACACTTGCTGGTGGTTGGATAGTAAATGGATTAGGAAGATTAGTAGATGGTACTGTCGTTGCTTGTACTTTTGTTGCCCAAGTATAATGTGCAGATTGATATTCAACAAGTGATAACCCTACAGTTAAATCTTGATTAAAAGTTATTCCAAGAACTCTAAAAGGTTTAGCTGAAAAACCAATGCTTGAATGTGTTATATTAACTATATCTCCAATCGCTAAATCATAACCATTAAAGTCAACATTAATACCTAAAGATAATGCTTCTCTACTTCTTCTAAGTATAACCTCTGCCATTTCTTCTGCTTGGTATTGTGATGTTAAAGTTGAGAATGTAAATCTACCCTCTAGTAAAAAACCACCATCAGCAGTTTTCATAGTTGAGTGTTGATCTGCACTTGGCAATCCTGAATCATCTATCGGTGGAAACTGCACCTCATCAACTTGATAGTTACGATCTGGATTAACAAAACCAACTATTACTCTGTTGTATCTATCATTTTTTGTAGGTGTAGATAATGAATAACCACCTATAATATTATCTTCTGTTAAAGTGATACTTGCACTTCCTGTTGTTTCTACAATTAAATTATATTTACCAGCATTATAAGGTAAGTAACCTCTACAACCTTTTAAAAACTCTCTAACATTATCTATGATTGGTTTAGATGTGTCTAACACAGTATTACAATCAAAAATATTTATATCACTACTACCTGAATATGGTGTTACTTGTGTTTCACAAACTTGTGAGGCATCATAAAAAGATTGTAAATCTAATTCACTAACTGCTAATCCTTTTCCATATCTTGTGTTTGTTAAATAATCTAATAAGCACCATGATGGATTAACTTGATAACTAGCTGATTGTTCTACTAAACTTGAATTATAAGTTTTAACTTTTTTACCCTGTATTTTAGCTTGTACTCTTGGTATTCCACCAAATGCGTTTTGATTCCATTTAAACCTTAATGCTAAATAACATAGACCAGATAATTTATGATTGCTTCCCCATGATGATAATGTTGAAAGTAAAGAACTTGCAGATTGTCCATCAGTTCCAAAATGAGGCTCTACTCTAATTAGACTTTCTGCACTTGAACCCTCTACATTTGGGTCAGCTTTATAAAAATTACTATCTGAATTATTTACTTCTACTTCTGTTCCATCTGATAATGTACTTGCCCAAGTAACAACTTTTTCATCTACTCTTATTTCTTCTATATCATTTATCTCTCCCTCTGACATAACGATAGCCATATATAAATATGTGTTATCAGTTCCTGAAGTTTCCATAAACACCCTAGTTCCCCCAACAAGTCTTTCTCCATAAATTACAGCAATATTAGAGTCATTAGATTGTTTATTAAGTAAAATACCTTTTTCAAAATCATCAAATTCGTTAGTTCCAAAATCAGGAATCTCAGGTGGTTTTGGTCTTAATGCCCAACTTAAAAATAATGAAACCCCTAATGAAACTAAAGGGTTTCCAGCCATAAATAAACTTGCTATTTTTGTAACAGCACCTACTACTGCACCCATAACCAACTATCCTTTGTTTTTACTGACATAATTTTCTTTACTTTGTTATTATTATTTAATCTTATCCATTTGAATTTTTTATTTGCACCATGAATTTTTGTTGCATTGTTTTTCAACCAACTCATAATTTGTCTAATGTTTTTTGTAGCTATAAAATCAATATGCAACATTATATCTCCACAATTCCAATTATGGATTATTCCTGTTTTTAAAAAATGTTGTTCAGCTTCTTGATTAACATAAGCCCAATTACAAAAACCATATACACCATTATCTTTAAATAATTTATATTGATTATAGTCGATAGATTGTTTGAGATGATAATATAATTCTAAATCAGTATTATCAGCATATCTTTTAAATGTTTTGTAGAATTTTATAATATCGTTTATCATTCTCTACCCCATTTAATATCTTGTACTGTTTGAGAAGAAAAATCCATACCTTTATCGTTTGCAAAAAATCTTTGTTGTGATGTGTTGTTTGTTTTACGACCATTCTTTTTATTAAAATCTGCCCAATGAGATACAATAGATAGTGATAGTGTGCTTGAAGTTTCTTTTTCTTGTATTTCATAGTTTTCTATACTTCCTTTATAAAGTAGGAAAGGGTCATCAAGTATAGTATTGTCATCTGCTAAAAGCCCTCTGTGTATTGTTACAGAATCATTTATAATATTTTCATTTAATACTACTGAAATAAAGGTTTGATCTGCACCTGATAAAGTTAAGGTAATACTAGATTTACTTACATCTGTTTGTTCGGAAAAGTCAGATATACCTATTAAATGATCTGATGACGTATAAGTAACTGATGAGCCTGAAACTGATGAAGTTAAAGGAAAAGAGCAATCTGTTATATTAACAGGAGTACTAAACCCAATAGTAATAAGATGAATAGGCCTAATATCATTAGTCGCTAATTCGTTCTTTATCGCTGTTGTTAGACTTCTCGTCATATTCTTCGTAATTAGTTTGAGTTACACTTTCTGTACCTTTTAACATAGTATATTCAAATTTGCTATTAGGTTTCTTGTATTCTTTAAGATCATTAATATTAGTATCTATTTGATCTTCATTAACAATAATTTCAGCAATAAAGTCAGCAGTTATCTTATGTGTTATTTTATATTTTTTCACTATAGAGTTTCTTCTACATCAAATTCAAATTGATACAACAAAGCACCATCATTAGCTGTGCCAACTACACCAAACTCTTGAATATCATTAGTTAGATGTACTGTAAAAGGAACATTATCATAAGTTACTACTGAATCATTTACTACTGCTTGTAATAAAGGTGGCTCTATAGTTACTGTTGAAGCATTACTAGAAGCCTGAACATCTGCCACAATCATATAAACTTTATTATGACTAGCAAATTTAATAAAATCTCCTGACTTAAATGCGTGTGGATTATCGTTGTGGTGTCCGTCCATAGCAATCGTTGTATCTCCTACTGCGTGAGAACCATTTACTAATACTGTATTAGTTTCATTACCTCTTGCGTCTTCTACTTCTGGTGGGATTATTGTAAAGTTTTCTTTACCTGATCTTTGTTTAACTATAAAAGCAATTAACTCTCCATATACATCTGATCTAGTTGCTGTAACTATTCTAATAGTAAAAGCCCATCTTTGATTGTCTATTTGTCTAGCAAGTTTCTTGCCAGATACACTTTTTGAAATAATAGTTTTTTGAATAGATTTTATTCCTAAAGATTCAAATTTAGCAGAAGATATTGGAAAAGCACCTGACATTATATTAAACTTTTAGCACCTCTCTCATTAACAGCATTATTAATTAGTTGAGTTATTGCACCTCTTGATCTAATCAGTAATTCTTCAAAGCCAGAAGCGTCAACTGTATTAATGTTAAAATTAACTGTAGTAGCACCACCATTTCCTGTTCCTCTAGCTGATTGTGTTATTTGACCTGATGAGTTAGGTATAAATAATTCTGCACCTTGTTCTCCAACTACGATTGGTTGTCCTTTAGATACTGCACCACCATTTGCAAAAAATCCTAAACCACTACCACCATTACCACCACCTAAAGCATTTAAAACAACTTGTCTTTTCATTTCAGTTGTTTGTGATCTTAATTCATTTGTAATTTGTTTTTCTGTATCTACTTGATCTTTTTTAAGTGCGTTTCTAATGGTTTCTTGAATAACTAATTGTATTGTAAAAGCTACCATATCTACTAACAGTTTTTGTGCTATTTCTTTAAATGTCATATTAAGTTCTTTACCAAGTACCAAAGATTCTGCAAGTCCTCTTGATATAGCTTGAATTCCACTAGTAGCCATCTTTCCTACAGTTTCATTAATGGATTCAAAATCTTTTTTAAATTCTGTTAATATATTTTCTTTAATCATTTGTAAATTTATTCCAGCCTTTTCAGTTTCTTCTGTAAAGTTAGTTGCACTTTTCATTAACTCGTCCATAGATTTTTTAGATGCAATTATATTCTCATCAATAAGTTCAATAAACTTATTAGCTTTTTTAAACATACCACCCATACTTTCATCATCTTTTGCACCAAATATTTTATTGGTAAGTTCGTCTAAATCTAATCCCATTTTTTTAATTAATGCTAAAATACCAACTACTGCTATTTTTCCACCTCTACCTAACATTAAGAATCCAAGAATACCTAACTCTCTCATACCAGCTGGAAGTGATTTAACCACTTCTATTAACCCAGCTAAGCCATTATTTATTATTCTAAATAAAGGTGCTACTAAATCCATTAGTCCAGCCATACCTAAAATAAATTGTTTTATAAAATTAACCATGCCTTGACCAACTGCACTAGAGAAACCACTTAATGCTTGTGCGTTTGCTTCTATCATTCTATTTATAACTACAAGTCCATTTTTAATAAAATCAAAGAAACCAGCTTCGTTAGTTTCTAATTTAAACTTGAAAAGTTTATCTCCAAGCATAGATAGTGTTCCTGTAAATGTTGTTGCTAATACTTCTGTTGCTTTTGAGAATCTTCCATCTTCTCCAAATAGTTCTTCAAATCTTTTTATTGTTTCTTCTGTAGTAACATTCATTCCAGCTTTAAATCCTAATAAGGCTCTAACACCTCTTTCTCTAAATAAATCTGCACTACCAATACCTGATGAGAATGATCTTTGTATTTGTTCTGCTGTTGTTCTAAAATCTAGTCCTGTAACAGATGCAACATTCCCTGTAATTTTTAATATTTTTTGTAGTTCGTCTGCATCTTTTGAAACAACTGCTAAACTTCCTGATGCTGATGATATTTCGTCTAGTGAAAAAGGTACTTTACCAGCAAAATCTATTAAACCTTTAAATGCTTTTTGACCCTCTTTAACATTACCAAATAAAAAATTAAATCTTATACCAAGATTTTCTACTTCACTTCCTACTTTTAAAATTGATCTTACAACGAGTCCACCACCAACACCTACTAAAGCTGATTGAACAGAAAATATAGATGCTTTTAAATTACTTAGTCCAGCACGAACACTATTAAATGCTTGTTTTGTTTTATCTCGTGCTAATACATTTAATACTAAATTTTGTGCCATTATCTGTGCCTTGTTTTATTCATAGCTTGTTGTTGTTCTTCCTGTTCTAATAGAAGATAACCAAGCCAATGATTATACTCCCATTCTTCCATTTGTAAAACTTGTTGTAAAGATATTTTTAACCTATCGGCTACAATAAAACAATTCTTTAATTGATGATCAGATTTTAGTTTTTTTTTACTGTTTCAGGATTGATAGCTTTTACCATTTCAGAAGCTATCCTTGAAAGTACATCAGAATCTACTTTGTGCATTAAAGAAAGTTTATCTTCTAATGTAAAAAGTTTGTTACCCTCTTTATCTAGTGCTTTCATAACCAGAATATCAGCAAGGATACTTACATCATTAAGATTATCTGACTTTTTAAAAAGTTTATTTTTTTCAGAAAGAGTTATTGGTTGCCAATATATTATACTTGGATTACCAGCTTCGTCTTTCCATTCCTCTACTTCAAGATGTTGAACACCTAAAGACTCAAAATGAGATTTCGCAGAATCTATTAACTTCATAAAGTCTTATTAGACAGTACCTATAGTTAATGCACCTGTTCCTTGAAAAGTAACAGTTCTTGATATTACTGCGTCCATTGAGTTATTAACTGACATTCCTGTAACAATTCCTGTTCCTGAAAAACTTCTGTCGCCACTTGCATTACCCTCTGGGAGTAATATAAATGAGATTGAAGCACCAGCAACTAAAGTTGTTTGAGGTGTATCTGTTTCGTCAAAGTGCATTTCTAATGAACCAGAGAATGAAGTTCTACCAGCTAAAAATGATTTAGTAGAATCTGTTAAAGCTGTATCTTCTACTACATCTCCTGTTGTTTCAAGTGTGAATGATGTTAGTTCCCCAACACCAGTTCCACCAGCTGTTACAACTCCTTCTTTTCCGTGATGTGTTGCCATTTCTTATCCTTGTTTGATTTAGTTTGTTTAGTTTCTTTTTCTTGCTTATAGCCTAAACTTAAAAAATGTTCAAGATTAGATTCATTAATAACTATCTCTGAATTACCTTTATATAATTTAATATCCTTAGCCATAAGTCCTTTTACAGTTTATCATCTTCTTCGTCAATATCTTCTTCATCTTCCTCAAAATCTTCGTCATTCAAATCTTCTTCCCACTCTTGACTATCATCTTCTTGGTTTTCTTTTAATTCAGCCAATAAGTCTTTTACTTCTTCACAGAGCAAAGACTCTTTATCGTGTAATTTTTCTATCTGATCTATTTTCTTTTCTATTCTATTTATAATTTTAGTTGTCATTTATTCTCCTATGGTGTTCCAGCTTGATATTCGTACATACACCTAATTGTCATTCTTATTCCACCAACAGGAAATAAAGAACCCTCATCAGTTTCTACTTGTATAACTTCCGAATCAAGTGCATTACCATTTCGAGTAATATCAGTTTCTATTGCAGTTTCAATAGCTGTAATTAATTCATTTCTTTTAGTATCTATATTGGCCTCTGCACCTTTAACAAATCCAAGTATTACAAAGTCTATCGTACCATGCCTAGTTTTAGCACCACTTCCTAATTCAGAGTCATCTCTGTTTTCTTCTGATGTTTGTACTATTACTGCTGGATATTGTTGTTCTGATAACTCATCTAAAATAAAAGGTTGTCTAGTAGCTTTTCTAATATCTGGGCTAGATATAGCAGATATAACTGACAATAAATTAGATGCTATGTTTTCTCTTACACTCATATTCTAAACTTTCTTAATTCTTTTTCTACAAATCGGTTGAACTGCTTACTTATAATCTTTTCTGTTCTATTGTTAAAGCCAAAAAATTCCCTTTTAGGTTCATTCAATACTTGATTAAACAATGCTCTCTGACGCATTTGTGTGTTTGTAAAATTTACTGAAACTTTATGCTTCCCTGTTTTTTTAACTGAGCCAGATGGAGTTAATGCACCCAACATACGACCAGAATAAAATAAATCTACTTTTGTTGATTTACCCTCTCTATTTAGTTTTTTTAAATAACCTTGTGAATATGGTGCAAATGGTCTATCGTTAAAATCAATTCCTTTTTGGGTATTAGTTCTAATTCTATCAACTAATTGGAATCCAGCTTGTTTAACTCCTTTATCAATAACTCTTGATAATACAGATTGAAACTTTTTATAATTTTTAGATACTTTTTTTTGATTAGATGTAATCCTTAATGTTACAGCCATTATCTAGTCAATCTTCTAAATCCATGTAAAGGTTCTCTCTCGTTAGATACAATAGTTCCATCTGCATCTACATCATATTCTACACCATCTTCTAATATCATTCTCCATTCGATATTGTATTGGCTCATGTAATATTCTTGCATTCTTTCAAATCTATCTTTTTCTGTTTCTGGTCTAAATTTAGTTAATGCTGGTAAATAGAATCTTCCAAGAAATAAATAAACACCAGCACGTTCAAACTGATCTAAATTAACTTTTGTATTAACCATCTCAGCAGTATTAAGAACTGTAATATCTGTGAATATATTTGTTTTATATACAGGCCACCACTCAACTCTTAATGCTCTAAAAATATCATTAGTAGTTTGTGCTAGAAAATTAGTTGTTTCTGTAGCAGTTGTTGAAATACCAAAATCAAACGCATCTGGTTGATATTTCTGAACATCTGATGTTGTTATAACATCTGCACCCGTATAATTAGCCATAATCTACTTCCAAATTAAATAAGCAATTACTAAAACTAAAGGTATAGAGTACATTGGGTTATTCTTTGCTTTAATCCAAACCCATTTAGACCACTTTTTAGCTTTCATTATAATTATTTTATTCATTTCTTTTTCCTTGTTTTTCTTTTCTTTTTAAGAGGTACTACATTTTCTGCAACAATCTCATTAACTTCTTTTACAACATCTTCTGCTTGTTTAAAACCTCTAAAATCATACATAGCTTTATTAGTTTGATAATCTAATTCGCTTCTAGTGATTGTTTTGTTACCTCTAATAAGAGTAACCATTTTTTCATTTGATAATATTAATTTTACCATTTTATCTCCTTGTGTTAGTTGCGAGGGCTATTACTAGCCCCCACAAAGTAAGCGTTATTACGCTTGGATAGATGAATCGTAATGTAATTCAACTCCGTATGAGTCATGGATTTCTCCAACACCATACACAGAAGTTGCAACGATTTCGTCTGCTCTAAGAGAAGCATCTCTTTGAGTTTCGATTTTAACATCTTGCATCATTGCGATTGCTAGTGCATCTCTATGGAACGCACCACCTTTGTAATCTCCAGCTGTTCCTGTATTAGCCATATTTGAAGTTTCAAATACATTCATACCAGCTATTTTACCAATGTGTCCTGATCTTAATGCTTCGTTAGATAATTCAGTATCTAAACCAGCAAAAGTATTAGTAAAACCAGATTTAAGGTCATAAGCGATCTTAGGGTGTAGTACAACTTGACAACCATCAGTAGGTAATGCGTTTTCTTTTAAAGTTGAAAGAGCATTAAATAATACTGCTGGAGTAATAGCTGTAGAACCATCTCCTAATGCAACACTAAAGCCATTAAACAATGCAGTTAAATCTGTATCTTGTTTAGTTGCTAGTGCTTCTCCAAATAACTTACCAATATCTCCAGCAACATTTCTTGGTGCTGAGTTTCTTGCTAAATCAGTTAGAGTAGTCATAACACCAACCTCAGATGCAGTAATAGTTACTGAACTAGGGTTGATTGCTGTGTTTGATAGATCAGTTGCTTCTGCTACTGCTGATGCTGATACTTGAGCATAAACAGGAACTTCAACAGCTTTTCCACCACCCGTGATAGCATAGTTTTTAACTAAGTTTCTCATGATGGATTTTTCTGAAGCAACAAATTGTGCTTCTGCTACTATCTCTGTGTATAGTTCCGATAGTGTAGAACTTGTGCTTTCGTTTGCCATGTTATTACCTATTAAGTTTATTTATTGTTTAAATTAATCTCAACAGCACCTGAATCTCGTTTCTTCCTATATTCTGAATAGGCTTTACGATCTTCTGGTTTAGTTAAGTCTAAGTCCTGTAGATTAAAAGGTTTAACAGTTTTACCACCAATAGCACTCTGGCTTCCTGAACCAGACAAAGACCCTTGACGGAAATGTGGGTTGCTATCTAAGAACTCTTTAACACGATCTTCAATGCTAAGTAGTTCTCCATTTGGGTTATATCGTACATTAGAATTATTATCAACTACTTCTATTCTACCATCATCATTGTACTTAACTTCGTTTTTTAACAAAGCTACTACTTGCTGTGCGTTGATAGATTTTTCTTTGTTAGCAATAGATAAAATAGAATTATCAACTTTTTCTTTTTTGATTTGATCTTTTACCTTTTGTAACTCTGAGTCTTTTTCAGATAATCTTTCTTGCATGATCTTTTCAATATCAGCTTTAGATTTAGCTTCTTTTAATTGTTGTTCTTTTAAAAGTTCAGCTTTCTGGCTTTCTTCTTCTTGAAGTTTCTTCTCATACTTATTCTTCTCTGCTTCAAGTCTTGATTTAATTATGTTGTCTAATTGTTCTTGAGTAAAAGTATTCTGTTTTATTTCTTCAGCTTTTACTTCTTCTTTAGTTTCAGTTGCTACTTCTGGTGCAACATTTGTTTGTTCTTCGGACATTGTTTTCTCCTAGTTATATTATTAGTTCGCCTTTGCTGTCATACCAATCAGGATTGACATAAGACCATTGATGACGACAATTATAACCACCTCGAACTATTAAAGGGTTGCCAGATTTTTTACCTGACCAACTTCTACTTGTCCAAAGTGATCTGACTTCATCAACTGTGAAAAGTCCACTTTTCCTCTTATCATATACACCAGATATTAAATTTCTGCAAATATCCCTAGTGGTAGGTATTACATCTCCATAATATTTAACAAAAGTTAAACCAGCATCTTGGGATTTATTAAAGTTAAGGGTTGCATCAAAATCTCTTAATGAGTCGTTTAGTATTTGACCAGCATATCTTTTCATATTTTCTCCAGCCCTATCTCTTGCAAACTTAGATTGTAGAGTTTGGATAGACTTATCAACTAGTGCTTGTTTTGATTTATCAAACTTATTCTTATTTATATAATTAATTAATCTCTGTATTTCAGGGTCATCTGAACTCGCATAAATACCATTTATTGTTTGTCTAAGTTCCTTTTCTAATACTGCAAACTCGCTACCAACTAATGTATTCTGATAAACCTTTTCTGATAGTCGTCTTGTAAATGTATTAGATACATCTTTAAATTGCGTAAAGTATTGTTGCTTTAGATTTTTAACTAATGCTAGATCGCCTTTTGTAAGTTCTTGAAACTCTACAGGAATATTACCAATTCTTTTAAATGCTTTTTCAATTCGTTTAGCTTGTTTATTAAAACCCTCTCTAACAACTGTATCTGACCATTTAAGATATTCTCTTTCCAAGATAGCTTTTATTTGTGGCCTTATAGCAATAGCTGATTGTAGTTCTATTAACTTGCCATCTGTTAAAGGAAGTCCATTAGCAAGAGATACTACTTCTCGTTCTATTCTATCTAATGTTGTGATTAATGATTTGTAATATTCAGCTTCTGCAAGTTCTATTTGCTTGATTCTATAAAATGTTGCGTCTTTTACTATATCTGCCATTTGTTCTAATTTTGTTCTGTCAAAAATCTAGTGTTTGCTAGGTTATATTTTATTTGACCTTTATATCAATATTTTATAAATTTTATATATAAATAAACAAAGGAGAGAATATGAATATAATATCAATGCACAAAAATGGAATAGATGCTTCTAAAAAAGCTGTTATAAAATTTTTAGAAGATTGGAATAAAAACACGGGTGGTAATGAATATGGAGAACCAATGTATTGTGGTTTTGCTGGTGTTGTTATTTATGATGTAAGATCAAATTCTAAAATTGGAAAACAATTACAAGAAATTGGTTTCAGAAAACACTATCCAAAAGGCCTTTATCTTAATAATCCATCTAACCATCATGGTCAATCTATGGATTGTAAAGAGGAGGGTGCATCTGCTTATGCTAAAATTTTTAGAGATGCTGGTATAAAAGCCTATATGACTTCAAGACCTGATTAATAATTAATTAACTAATGAAAGAGGCGATCTATATGGTCGCCTTTTTTATATCTGCTCTTGTTCTACTTCTTGATCTTCTTGTGCTGGTTCGTCTTGTGTGAACTGACCTACTTCTGCTTGTGCATCTATCTCGTCAAAGATTTCGTTTAGTTTTGTATCATCATCAATAACTGCTCTAGCAATTTCTTTATCAACTTCTTTTGCAAATGTTGGAGAACCAATATCTAATGATTTAGCTTGTTGGAAGTACATAAGATCACTTGCGTAATCTCTAATATTAAATGAATCAGGATAGTTAATTTCTCCATCGAATGTAGCATTTTGAAATAAAGCATATAATCTAAATAGTTGTTCTTCTGCTATTTGTAAGTTGTCAGCTTTCTCTGATAGTCTAGCATTTAATAATTCAAATTCTGTTTGTAGTGCAACACCAGATGTTATTCCTGTCTTTTGAGTTCTAACAGCACCTGTATGTGCAATTCTATTTATAGAATCTACTTTGCTATTTATAGACTCCATAATAGCTTGTAAGTTCTGGCCAGATGGTTGAAGTAAATATGGTTTTAAGTTTGGCTCTAATTCGTCAGGCATTTCTATTACTGCACCAGCACCAGCACTTGCATTTACACTTGGAGTTTTAACTAATGATGGGTGGTTAGTTAATCTGATTAGTTGTTCCATTTCAGAGTATTCATTGTAAATAGATTTTTGTAGATCAGCTATGTCAGTTAAATCTGATTGACCAATTCCTCTCTTGTGAGATTTAGCATTGTATAAAATAACTGCTGGTATTTTACCAATCATATTTGGAACACTATCTATTAATCTAGGCTCATCTCTTTCTTGCATGTAGATAGTATCAATTTTATCAGGATACCAAATTCTCATGTATGTACCACCATTTCTATCTACTTCTTCTCTAACTTTTAAATAGTTTAATTCGTACTTACCATTTACTTGTCTTTCAAAGTTCCAATCTAAAACATTCTCAGGAGTTACGATTGATAAGTATGGTCTAATATCTTGATCTAATTCTTCTGCTCTAGTGTTTGTAGTTACATTAGGTTTATCTAACATCATAAAACAATGACCATAAATAGACGCATAGTTTTGTGCTTGTTTAATTACAGAGTTTAAATTGTTACCCTCAAGATCAGCATCTTTTAAGAATGATTCTAAACTAGGTTCATCTTGCATAGAACCAAAATCTCTACTTGGTCTAACTCTAAATAAGAATGATGAATAAATTTGAATAATATTTTTACAATGGTTATCACAAGGAGTGTTTGCAAGTCTTTGATTGAACTCGTTATCTAATTCTAAATTATATCTGTTTAAGTATTGGCCTATCATGTAATCATAGCCACCATTGTATGATCTAATATAATACTCCCAATTATTAACTGTTTCAGAATAGTCTTTGTGTGTATCTAATGCTTGATCTCTAGTGTATGCCATAAATTACTTCATTGTCCATCTTGTTGGAGAGTTAAATCTTGCCTGAGTAGTTAATGGTTTTAAATAATCAATCATATAACCTAGTGCGTCATTCATATGATCGAATCCATCTTCCTTATCAGGAATATTTGTATTCTCCTTGTATATTTGTCTTTGTAACCCTTTTATCAGCGTTTTGCAAGAATGTGAAACAAAAATATGTCTTTCGCCATTAGAATCTTTAAGCCTACTGTTCACAGCATTGACTCTATCTCGTATTGCTGGGTGTTTGTGTTTTACTTTAACTTTAAATCCAGCGTTCTGCAAAATAGATAAATCAGTTCTACCACCAGCAGAAGTCTTACGTTGTTTAGAGGCTGGGTCAGGATATATAAATATTTGCATTTTAGTTCCATAACGATCTCTTAATTCTTGCACCATTTCATCAGTATTACTTCCATAAATGATAACCTCATCTACAAAATAAACTTTATCTTTTTCTATTTGCCCTACACAAGCACTCATTGGGTCAACGTTAAAGTCCATTCCTATATGTAAAGGTTTTTCCCAATCTATCTGTCGTTTAACAACATTATCTACAGGGTGGAAGTTATAATAAACACTACCAGCATAGTTCTCAAATGTACCCTCAAACTCTTGTCTAAAAGTTCTAATATCAATATCTTGTTTAGCTTGTTCTATTTCATCTGCTGATACCATTCCACCTTGTATTGTGGTGTATTGAAAACTATCCCATTCATTGTCTTGCTTACCTTTAAGATATAATTCATAACTCCAATTACCATAACCTTTAGGTGTTCCACAAAATAGTACATGGCCTAATCTATCAGATATACTTGCTCTCAATACCTCATACCAAGTACGCTTATCTATATCTGCAAACTCATCTAAGATTAAAAAGTCTAATCCTGTACCTCTAAGTGAATCATAATTATCTGCACCCTTTAATGATATTTGACTATTAGTTTTTCTAATAGTTATTGTCATTGTAGTTTCGTTAATATCCTCAATCCAATTAAACTGATTAAGCATTTCTTTAAGAGTTCCCCAGACAATCTCTTTAGCCATTTTAAATGTAGGTGCTACATACCAAATTCTTCTATTTGGTTGACACGCATACTTCATCATTTCAGTTACAGCTAAATAAGTCTTACCAAATCTACGACCTGATATTAAGACTCTGAACCTTGATTTGCTTGATGATACTTTAAGCTGGGGTTTTGTCAGAGTTATTTTCATTACAAAAGTAAGATATGTATAATTTTTCCTTGTTAAATCTTTCTGAATAATTTTCTGTGGTTATTATAGTAACTTCTGCTCCACCCTTAACACATTCTGTCCATGAGTTAAATTCTTTTTGAACTGTTATAGGGTTCTGGCAATATCCTGTAATTGCAGAGCAGAGAGAAAATATTAAAATAAATTTCATTGTTTAGACACTATCTTTTTAATAGATTTACTGCCATCTATATTTTCTTCTAATTCAGCTTGTACTTTCCCACATTTCCACTCGATTGATTTACTAGAATTTCTTTCTGCTTCTCTTTTACCTTTTAAACAATCAGACATTTTCTCTTGGATTCTATGTTCTTTTAACTCTCCAGCAACAAACATACACAATGCAACCACACTACTAATAATTGTTTCCATTTTGTCTTACCTTATCTTTTAAATCTTCAACATCAGCTAACGCTTTATCTAATTGATCTCTTAAAAATTGTATATTAACTTTATTCGTCATGTTTTGTTCTTGAGTTAATTCTAATTTTTCTGTTGTCTTATATAAATCTTCTATCAACATATATTGTTCTTGATCAGTTGGAAGTTGCTCAGATTTTTTAAGTAAATCAGCTTGGAATAATTCTCTTGATGTTTCAAGGCTTGTTAGTCTTGCAGTAACTTCTGTGTAGGCAAAGACACCCATAGCAACAGCAACAACTATACCAACCATGTTTTTAATTGGCATAGCAACAGATGTATTGTCAGATATTTTCATAATGGTGCAACCAATAAAGTTAGTAAGATAAATGCAATAATGATACTACCTGTAAAATAATAATTCATGTTAATCCTCATTTAGCAACTTTACCTTTGTTAATACCTTTTTTAATTACATATTGTTGAGTGCCATTAGCACCATGATTTACTTCTTGTTTTAAGTTCTTAAATATATTCATTTCTTTTAACTTCTTCTCTGAGTGTTTTTTAAACGATTCTAAAACTTTAGTATCTCTCATCTTTTTTTCTTTTTAGTTAATGTCTTTGCAAGACCCTCACAGAATTTATCTATAGCTGATAAAAATTTTACAATGTATTTATCAATCATAATTTAAAACCTTTCTGCCATGCTCTGATACTCCAATATGCTGGAGATAGAGTCTTTTGGCCTCTTACCTTTTTAAGAACTCCACCCATACGAGCCATGAATGATCTCTTTCTTGCTGGAATATGTTTCTTAATTGACATTTCCTTAGAGCCAAAATTAACCTTTTTAACTCTGCCAGATGATCTATCTTTTACAAATACTTTAAACTTCTTAACATCTCCACGCATAGGTTTGTTAAGTTTCACAGTTTTGTTTTTATATTTAGCCATAATAAACTAAATATCATACAACAATCTAAATTTGAAGTTTTATCTCTTGAAGTGTCTTTTTCTCCACTCGTGGCAAACATAAGTATCTTTAACTCCTTTAGAACCCCACTTACCACAGAATGACCACTTGTTACTGTAGAGTCCACAATCTCCACAGCTATTTCCTTTTAATGCTTTAGTAAATGATTGAGGTAAAGAATAATCTATTACCTCGCCATTCGGATAAAAGTTAGGCCTTTTAGTTTCCATGCTCTACTAATTTCCTTAAATCTTTAGCGATCTGTAAAGCCTTATTTAATTTTCTTAAAGCTACATCTCTTTGAATCTTAGCTTGATCACATTCTGATCTTGCTTGATCTCTCTGTTGTCTTAGTTTTAAAAATGTATTCTCTCCAATTTCATTTACCTTGTCCACGATTTTTTCCTTTCCCTCGTTGTCTTCGTTTGTTTTTATTCATTGTACTTGTTATTGGCTTTCTACCAATAGAAGTTCCTTTGGTTGTTTTAGTGTATTCAATAGTTGCACCAAATAGATTACCTTTTTTTTTAGCCATTTACCTCGTCAGCTTTAGCATCAA